TGTCTCAATAACTTCTTCCTCAACTTGTTTCTGCACTTTTGCAACAACTTCTTCGATGCGCGCGGGGTGAATACGTCCGTCTGCGATCAATTGGTGCAAAGCTAAGCGTGCAACTTCTCGGCGCACGGGGTCAAAGGCAGAGATGACAATTGCTTCCGGAGTGTCATCAACAACAACTTCTACGCCTGTAGCGGCTTCCAGAGCGCGAAGGGCCTTAGATAGCCCTTCGATCCGGTAGCCGACGATAGGCATCAGGACGGAAGAGGCCCGGTCTCGTTGAGCTTCCACTCGGTCACGGGAAGCTCAATGTCAAACGTAGACGTTTCGTTGACCTTCGAGGTGAGCGCGGGGGGCTTTTCGATGGTGCACTTACCCGTGATGATCGGCTCATCAGCGGTGGGAGTGGTGTTGCCGTGAGGTGCGAACACGAAGGGAACAGTTTCACCGACATGTTCAAAGAGGAAACGCCAGAGGCTCGTCTTAGCGGTGGATTGGATCGCTGAGAGACTCAGCTTCATCGTGGTTCCACCTGCCTGAATGCTCCCGAAGGTGTCTCCATCGGAGCTATCGGCTGCTGCAAGCTCGGCGCTCGACATGTCGGGCCAAACTTCCTTGCCATTGAGGTTAAATCCGAGTTTCTTACCGCGTAGGCGCGGCGATTCCTTCGGTGCTGTCGTAGATGCTCCCATGATGATGGTTATCCTTTCAGTTGACAATGTTCACGTTGCACGTGATGGAAAGAGCAGGGAAGCTCGTTGTCTGGTTGACGAGAAGGGTAAACGGTGCGGAAACTTCAAGGTTTGTAACTCCCTCGTTGAGCGAGTCAACGACCTGTGAGGCCATTTCGTCGAGCGCTTCGAGAGCCGTCTTGTTATCTCCGGGACGCGTGATGATGAGGATGCGCACACCTACTGTGAGCGCTCCGTATGACGTGCGAGTGATCCACGTTCCGCTATCGGGAGGTACTGCGAGCACACAAGGCGGTGACAGACGATCCGGCTCGTAGTCGTAGATATCAAATCCGGTAGCTTCACGGATGGTGTTAGCGAGTTCTTCGCGTGCTGATCGGATCGCGTTCATTTATCCAAATCCCAAGGGCACATAAGGGGCCAACAGGGGCCGCGCGGCTACCATCGGATCACGAGCTAAGCGCACGGTAGGGCCGTCTGAGAAGTCGGAAACGATGCCGCCGATAGCGTTCTGCTTCGCATAAAGCTCCGAGGCGCATTCGAGCACTGCGCGCTCCCATACGGGACCGGGAATTTTTGAGCGGTACGTTCCTGCGAACGCTTCGACGAGGGCCTGCGCTTCGCTCACGATCTGATCGAGAGATTCGAGCGTGGTAGAGGCTCCGGCACCCACGTGATGCCGGAGACGCTCTGCCAGTTGCACGTTTGTCATGCTCCGACCTTGAAGGGGATCAGCGCGCTAGGAATCTCAGCAGCGTGAGCAGCGTAGTAGTACACGCTCATATCGCGAGACAGGTTGATGATGTTGTCATCCTGCAGGTGCGCGAGACCGGAGGTGTACGTGCGCAGCGCTTCGGAGTTATAGAAGGTTCCGACGATCTGCTTCTTGGTCATTTCAGCGGTTGCCGAGAAATCGGGAACGATCTTCAGCGGGCCGATCTCCTCAGTCAGTGCCGAGGTGTTCAGGGAGCCGACAGCGTTCATGCCGCTGCCAGTGACAGTCAGCAGAGGACGGTTAGCGGTGTCGGTGAGCGAGCCGAGAGCAAGGAACGTTGCGCGGTCCACAATGAGGCCATCGAGCGACAGTGACAGCTCCTGATACGCGTGCGAAGCATCGACGATCATTGCGAGCAGGTCTGCCCACTTGATCGCGGCTGCTTCCTTCTTAATCGCGATAGGTGTTGCCGTGGAGGTGCTCACGGTCTTGTCATAGAAGGCATGGAAGCTGTCAGCAGCTGCGCGGCCTGCGTCGATTGCCATCGCCTTTAGGTGCAGGGCAACCATCGGAGAGGTCGAGCGCTGGATTTCTTGGAAGCTCAGCGTCGCTGCACCGCCGAAAGTCTCGATAGCAGCGGTGCGCGTCTTGACTGACACCTTACCGCGATGCAGGTCACTGCCTTCAGTTTCCTGCTTGCCTACCTGCATAGTGTTGGTATCCAGCTCTGCGAACTCGACACTCATACCGGTAGCAGGGAGCGCGCCGGTAGCGAACAGCTTCGCGATGGGATTCGCGTTGTCGATGATGCGAGTCAGATCGCGGATGAATACGGGAGTTTCGGTGCGCTTATCGTCACCTGACACGCCACCGTCGTAGTTACGTGCCATGAACGGCGAAAGTGCTGCGCGAGTCGCTTCGTCTCCGGTTGCAAGAGCCTTTAGGAAGTCTCCAGCGCTGCGAGTGTCAGCGACGGGAGCTGCAGGCTCAGGCGTGTTAATCAGGCTCACAGCGCGCGTGAGGTGATCCACATCCGCGCGCAGCGCGTCAATGTCAACGGTCGATTGGGTCATTGGGTTGGTTCCTTCCTGAGAGCGCACTTCCGTGATGGAAGCGTCTTTATAAGCGGGATTGAGGACAACAGAGAATTCGATTGCGCGTGCGCGCGTAATGGTTGCGATGGGTTCACCGTCTAGCATTTCTTCGCGCACGTCGATAGGTTCAAATCCGATGCTCATCGAGCGCAGCACTCCATCGCGCAGCAGCGTGTAAACCTCGTCACCGCGCGGTGTGTTTGAAATGCGCGCGTCGATTTCAAGGCCAGCGTCGGTTGAGCGTGTCGCAATGATCGTGCCGATGGGTTCACGGTGCTGATAGACGAGGACAGCGCCTGTAGCGTCTACGCTGTCAGGTGCGAAGCGCTCTCGATATCCCCATCCTGTGTCATACACGCTGTTCCACGGCACGCCGATAGCGGTGAACGTGCGCGATTCTGCTTCGTTTTCGGTAAACCTGCAGTTCAGGTCAATAGTGGTGGTTTTCATTCCTTTGCTGCTCCTGTTTGGATCGGGCCACGGCCTTCCATTTCGCGCACTTCTTCGACTGTCAAGAATCCTGCGCGCAGGCCGATTTCATGTGCTTCATAGCGTGTCTTGGTATCGGGTCGAAGCACTGCGTCGAGGTTGAAGCGCGCATAGTGCCCACGAGGAAGAAGGCGCGTGAGCGCATCTTCGATAGGGGAGAGATAGCCCATGAGCGTATCGCGCAGCGAGTCAAGCGAAGATTGCTCGATATTCTGATAGGTGAGCGAGGCACCTTCGACAGCTGCTGCGAGCTTGTGCGGGGGAATACCGAAGAGCCGCGCAATGCGCGTGGTGTTCCACTTCTGCGATTCGAGCCATTGCAGGTCAGCGGGACTCACTCCTGCGCTTCTCCAATCGAGGCCCTTACCGAGCGCAGCTGTCTTTCCTGCGCGCATATTGTTATCCCACCGACGTGACGCTTCTTCGGCTTGCTCCGATGTCAGCGCTTGATCGGTAGTGAGGATGCCAGAGGGGATGCCACCACGCGTGAATAGGTCATCTGCGTACTTTTGCAGCTTGACCATGCCGGTTAATCCCGCGCGGGCCGCTTGGATCGGGCCTAATCCGAGTTGACGCTCAGGGAGCGTGAGGTACCGCAGGTGCGCGATAGACATTGATGCGATTTCCTGACCATCGATAGCGTAAACGGCCTTGTAGTTCGCATCTTGAGCGACAGAGACACGCGCTGAGTCGATCACCTCGATATTGATGACTTTCCCTGCAGGATCGCGCGTGATCTTCCAGAACGCGTTGCCGCTGATCGACAGCTGCGCAACGTTCCTGATGATCCACTCACGCTGAGTCATTTCAAATGTGGGAGCATCAATCAGCTGCGACGCTACGGGCTTTGCTTCTTTAAAGCAGTCAATCGTGAGTTGTCCAGCGAGAGTCTGCAGGTAGGTAAGGGAGCGAAACACGCTCTCTAAGCCAATGAGCGCATCGATGCCTAAGCTGTCCTCACGCGCGGGCGGGAGCACAGCAGGGGAGAGACTCTGCTGCGCACCGCGCGTACTGATCCCAATTGCTTCGAGCAACTTCATGGACATCATCGTGTTGCGACTTTTCCACGCTTCTTCGATGCGACGCGCCGAGTGTCGTTATCGAGCGCGTGCGCTGCCTGCGTACCGCCTACATGACATGACATTTCGTGCGTGCGCGCGTTCTTCCATGCATACGAACGCGAGCGGGAGATATCACCGCGCCATCCGCATGAGCAGATCGGGAGAAACGTACAGTCGGAGCCGTCTACATAAATCTTGTACATGGTTATCCTTGGATGAATAGCTGCAATCCGGTTTGCTGTGTCGCTGCGCTCCATCCAGCGATTGTCAGAGCGCGCAGAGCGTCGATAGGCGTTGCCGTGCGAGTCGGTGAGAATGCTTTTGTCCCACCGATTGTTGTTAGTTCAACAGTTTCGAGCCCGGTCGAAACATGGTGATTCGTATCGTGGCTGATCTCTCCAGCCGTGGTCTTATCGATGAGCCACTGGCAGGCCGATGCATATTCACGGCTAGTTAGTGTCTCGACTTCGATGCCCTCGGCTTTCACATCGTCTACGACGGTGCGAGTAGGTCCTACAGAGTCAGCGACGATGTGCGCGTATCCAGCGTTGTACAAGCGCACGAGCATCGGTGCGAGCCAAGCTGAGCCGTTATCGGTAGCCACGAGACGCATGTGCACACCATCAGCGGTTTTATATGCGCTGTAGATCGTCGCAGCGCTTCGATCTTCTGCGACATCGAAGGCAAGCGTCACGTCGCCGGGATCATCAGGCATGTCAATATCGGCAGAGAGCGAGTCCCACACGGCAAGATCAACAATGCTCTGGATGCCTGTACTGTCAGTGAGATTCAGATACGAGCGGAGCCATGTCGAGAGTGATTCATCTTTTCCAACGGTGAGAATCTTTTCGTAGGTCTGCGTATGTCCAATAGCAGGATGGAAACTCAACGTTTCACGGCCGTAAGGATCGCACGAGACTTTTTCAGGGTCTGCACTCCACTCGAAATAAGCAAGCTCACTGTCTGGATCGCCTACAGCCGCGCGACCACGCTCGATCAGACCATTCAGATATGCAGATTTCGCAGTGCCCTTCGTCGAGACGATCCACAGCTGCGAGTCGATCACCGTGAGAAACGTCGGTGCAACTGCAGCGGTGAGCGCTGTTCCTGACACTTCATCAAACGCCCAAGCCTCGTCGATCATTACGAGATTAAGGCTGTCACCATGCACAGCGGTGGGAGTGGGAGCGAACGGCTGGATTTTCGATCCAGAGCGCAAATATTCGAGGGACTCCGATCCCTTAGATGCGAGCTTCTTAAACCGCTTGGGATGCTTCTCAACGTGCAGCGCTTCTACGATCTGATCCCATCGCTTTCTAGCATCCTTACCGGTCTGCGCTGTCATCTGGATCAGGTGCGAGCGATACGAGAGCATACGATCAACAGCAACCGCGCGCATCAGCGCGGTTTTTCCTGACTGTCGAGGAACAGAGACTACCACCGTGGGATAACGCCAAGCTCCGGGATTCTTCGGGTCAAGCTCTAGTGCTACATCAGCTACCTGTCGCTGCCACGGCATGAGGGGAGTGCCCATGACGGTAGCTGCGATGTGAGCGACGCGCGCACCATACGTCGGATTAGCTTCATTGCGACGCGTAGCGTAGCGAGCTTCTCCACTCATACGAGAGCTTCCTCTGTGAGGGCCTGCAGCTGCGCATCGAGAGCATCGTAAAACTCATCTTGACCACGATCAGGCTCAGGAAGCGTGTCGATAGATTCCATGAGCAACCGCGCGAGGTGTGCAGTCGCTACGCTCACGCCTTTAGGACCGCCGAGCATCCCCCTATCGACAGCTGCTGCCATCGAAAGACATGTAGCAGCTGTAGCGAGGTGCTTTCCACGAAGTAGTTTTTGTTCTTCGAGGTCAGTAATCACCTTTTTTACATTTTCTTCGATAGGTCCGACCTGCCTTGGCTGCTCCCAAAGCATCGGGGCCTCGATTTCGTAGTTTTTTTCCTGCATTTCGTGTGCTTTTCACTCGTTTTTGACCGTTTTTACCCGGTTCCGGGGGGGGTAGGGAGGTCCGGGCCTTCCTGTGGGGTAGGGGGGCTTTAAAGAGGGCCTGTTTTGAGGGCTTTTTCAATGGCTGGATCGATGAAACAGCGTCGAGATTTGATGATTGCCTTGGCTCCACGGCTGGAGTTGCAGTGAAAGTGGGATAGCCGGAGGTTCTTCAGGTCATCAGTGCCGCCCTTGCTTCGCGGTCGGACGTGCTCGACAGTTGCACTCCACTTGCTCGGGTATCTCAGCGTCATATCGATGGGCTTGCCACATACGTAGCAGCGCGTGCCATACGTAGCAGCTACGAGTAGCTTCAGTTCACCGACCTTCCTGCCACCCCAAGCCATCACATGCCCTCGTCATCAATGAGATTGACCTGTGTCAATACCTGCATCATGCGTGCGCGTGAGGTGTGTAGCTCGGTAGCTATCTGCAGCTGGATTGCACTACATGAGTAAGGGGATGAAGGCAGTTCATCTATAGCGTCATCGATAGAGTCAATCACTGCTTTGATTGATTCCTTGACCTCGTACTTGCTCATAGCCGTGTCCCCACTCCCGTGAGGTTCACGTGATCCATCCGTAGATCAGTCTCGAAGCGTCGCAGCTCGTCATAAGTCATCGCACCGCATACGGCTAGTTCTTCAGCTACGGGATCAGTGTCGATATAATCAAGCCATCGAGATGACGGGACTCCTGAGTACTTCTTCTGCATGTACGCCTGATAGGTAATCATCATGGGCATCGCTTCATTTGCTTTCTGTGTTGCCGCTGTATCCACAGCGGGAGAAACATTCTGTGCATGAGCGTGTGCGCTTGGTGCGCACGCTCTCCTAGATAGAGGGAGGTCTGAAATCATTTCCGCATGGGACTTATCCGCTGAATCGCGCTGAGGTTTTTGCGGGAAAATCACAAGGCGATTGAGCTTCTGCAGGCGCTCCTGCGTTTCCTTCCTGCGCTTATTCAGCAGTCGGTCGTACGCGGGACGAGCAGCGCGAACAAGAGCGACGAGCGCAGTCTTATTGATTCGCATAAAGCCGGGCTGTGGCTTGCCTTCTGCGATGCCACCGCGATGCCACGTAATGAGTCCCATATCTTCCAGATCGGGAATGCAGGCGCGCACGTGCCGATCCGTGTAACCGGCTCTATCAGCGAGCTGCATCGTGGTGATCTTGAAGTAACCGGAGAAGTCTTGTCCCTGCGACCGGGAGACGGATACGAGCGTGTCGAGGATCGCGCGGTGACAACGATGGTGCGCGCCTGAAAGATCACCCCACCCGGCTTTGCGCAGGGCTGCAAGAATCTTGAATACAGATGCGTGAGCAGTGATGCAGCGCGTCATCTCAGTTCTTCCTACTCATCACGCGGTGCAGTTCGCGGTAATACCAGCACAGCGACACTGCGAACGCTGCAGAGTGTGCCCACGACATTACGAACGCGTCATAGTGCACGGTTGCGTAGGCGATGGAAACGACAAATACAAGGAATGTCATCGCTGACAGGAAAAGAGGGAAATCGATTGCATAGCGCTTCATTGGAGTTCCTCAGTGATCGCAGTGGTGAGTGTTTGCAGGCTGATCGGCACGCCGATTTGAATTAGTCGATCCAGATCGTCAAGTGACCATGTGCGGATGCCGGTTATCTTTCGGCTAAGCGTTGCTTGTGTGGTTCCGAGTTCAGCGGCTAGGGATCTCTGAGTAATTCCAGAATCGCGCAAATAGTTTTTGACTAGTCGCGTCACTACGGTTTGTGTCGATGTCATGGAAAATAGTATTCCATATTGGAAAACGAAAAAGCAAGACGTATTGGACTTAGATACTATTTCCTATTGCTACATATGCCGTATTGGTATATGCTTTCCGCATGAATACAACGAACCTTGTTGATGTTGTCGCTGCAAATATTCGCGCAGAGGCGGCGCGTCGCGGCCTTTATCAGGGAGACATCGCAAGTGCGCTCGGATTGCAGCAGGCGACGATTTCAAAGCGTTGGCGCGGCGGGCGGTCGTGGCCGCTGGAGGACCTTCCTACAGTTGCTGATGTCCTTGGTGTTTCCGTCGCTTATCTCGTCACGGATAACTCAGGCACGCCTTCGATTGAACTGCGCCCCCGACAGGACTCGAACCTGCAACCTCGGGATTGGTCGGTGATAACCAACCTCAGCACAGCAGCGTCGAGACATTTCGCTAACAGTGATCCTGAGTGCGAGCTGATCGCAGCCGCGTAATTATCTGTATATGCAACTCATGACGATGCCGGTCGATTGGGCGGGATTGGCCTCGGAATATGAACGATATCTACTAGCTGCAGGATGCACTCCAAAGACAGTGAAGCTGCGAAGAGGCTGGATTAAGCGATTTGCTCGATGGATCGATTGTGCGCCATTTGAAATCGCGCAGACAGCCGTCATCGAGTGGAGTGCAGCGCAGGAATGGTCTCAATCTACGCGTAGATCAGCAACTCAGTCGGTTAAGGGATTCTACACATGGGCATTATCGTTAGGATATTGCGACGCGATGCCGAAAGTGCCGCGTGTGCGGAAAAGTCCAGCGGCTCCGCATCCTGCAAGCAGTGCTGCTATTGCCGCGTGTCTACAATCACAGGATTACAGAGTGCGCCTAGCGACACGTTTAGCGGTGGAGATAGGACTGCGACGCGCCGAAGTGGCTTGTATCAATGTCGATACTGATCTGATTGACACTACCGACGGCACAGCCTTGATAGTCCACGGGAAGGGCAATAAGCCTCGGATCGTTCCGCTTACAGCTTCGCTTGCAGGTGAACTGCGACAGCACGTGGGGTATGTGTTCCCCGGTCTTGATTCGGGACATATTTCAGCAGCTTGGCTCGGCACTCTCGTCTCCAGAGCGATGCCGAAGGGGGTAACGATGCACTCTCTCCGGCATACGTTTACAACGCGCGCATATCAGGCGACGCGTGACCTCGTCGCACTCCAGAAAGTGCTAGGCCACGCGTCACCTGAGACCACGCTTGTATATCTGCAAATCGCAGACGCGTCGCTAAGGCGCGTCATCGAAGCGGCTGCGTGAGCGCTCCGCTTCAAGAGACGCGATGCGTTTGCGCATTTCGCTGTGACTATCGTGCGCGTGATCGTCGATAGAGTCCACCCTGCGCGTAATCTGCAACAGCTGTGAACTTTGGTGATCGAGCTGATTACCGTGGTCATCAAGTGAGCGCTCGATACGGTCCAGCTGATCTTTAACCGATGATCCATGGTTAGGCTCCAGCTGAACAGCTGTGCGTCGAGCGGCTACGAGAGTAGCGATGCCGGTAATCGTAGCCGCTAGACCACCAAAGCCGCCGAGAGCGGTTATCAGCTCAGCTGCTGCGTTCATTATCTGCGCGTGGGGTATGCATGAGAGCCGTCGAAGTGCCAAGGACCGACGCTGCGAGAGCAATCCACAGTGGTGCGGTAGCTTGATCGACGATTCCATAAATGGTGAGCAGCGGGACTAAGGCTGTCGTAATGCCGTAGAGCCATGCGCGTAGCTGAGGTGTAAGCCACTTCGCATACTGAGGTGTTTCCATTTACTTCGCACCTGCCTCGATCAGCTTGGCAAGATCGTCGAGACGCGTGTTAAGCGCTGAAATGCCGTCGTAAACGCGGCTGAAATTCGTCGCATTCCACGCGGTTTCATCGATGGGGTTAGTCATCGCTCCAGTGCCCTTGCCATCTGAGCCCTTTTTTTCGACACCGCCGAGTAGGGCACGCTCGATGCGCTCCACGCGCATATCAAGATAGGCAAGAATATCTGCGACGCTAGCGTTATGGCCGTCGGGACGAGTTACGCGGTCTGTGAGTTGCATTTCGTCAAATTCTCCTTCGTTTGCAATTCGGTCGATTTCTGCGAGCTTGTCTGAATAGTTTCCGGGGCAGGCGGTGGGGAAGTGATCGCAGTGACGAGACAGGGGCAAATAGCCGTGCTCAAAGCGGATCGCTGAGACGAGCTTTGCCACTGTGCGCAGGTCCTCGTCTGTGCACTCCGGATGGCACTCGATGCCGATGGTGCGCAGATTGTTACCTGAGCAGTGCCATGCACGATCGTTATCAGAGACGATCTGAGTAATACGGCCTGCAGAGACCACATAGTGCGCTGAGGTTGGTGCACTGCGATTGCCGTTGCATAGGAAATCTACGACTCCATCATGCGTCTGATTCCACTCAGGCAATCCCCACCAATGGATCACAATTCCGGTAGGTGGTCCAGCGGGACGGCCCTCGTCGTAGTTCTCAGATTGACGCACATCAGTTACAGCCCAATTAGGCTCGATTCGTGTCATTGCTGACCTACCGTCCACGTTGCATACCCTCGGTACGCTCCATTGTTTTGAATATCAACGTCTCCGTAGCACAAAACGCGCACTAATCCGTTATTGAGAAATACCGGCATAGGCCAAATTCCGGGGCCAAACAACGTGCCGCAGATCACCCATTCACGCGTTGAAGGCACGCGCACGAGGTTATTCACGCGCATCACGTCGATGATTCCACCGGGTCCCATATGGAAGGATGATCCTGTGCGCACGAGGCTAATACTCAGATGCGTAGTGCCGTTTACCGTGCGCGCTACACCACCGCCGGGATCGTGTCGCCAAGCTCCATCAAAGACAGGGAGCGTCACTGTCTGCTCTGTATAGAGTTCTGAGAAATTCGCGTTGATTTCCTCAGCGCGAACGAGTTCGCCGGGTACAAACTTTTTCATCGCGTCTCCTTATCTGTTTGCTACAAGTGTGAGTGTCGTTTTCCACGTGCGAGGGGTAATGGAATGGCCGATGCGCGTAATTACCGTGGGATGAGCGTCACCGCGCGTTGCGACGCTAGCTGAGGTGAGGGGATCGAGGACTGCTGCTGCGCTCATATGATCGAGACGATTCTTAGGGCCAGAGCGATGGGAAGGCTCGATAGTGACGCGTGAGGGTACCGGCAATTCAGTTGCACGCCGAAGTAGGTTGCGCGCTGCTTGCTCGACACCTGCTGCCAGAGTCATGTCTACAGCTGCATTAGTGCCGTTCCATGCTGTCGAGGCCGTAGGATCAGTGACAACGGTTGTCGCATCGTCTGCGCGCAGATCACCGTTTTCGATCTTCATACCGTGGTTAGTCACGGTAATTGAGGCGATTGTTTCGCCTGAATCCCACTTTGTATCACTAGCGGTGTAGCTCCACCTGCGCGCCTGCAGGTCCGTATCCTCAGCGTCGCTAAGAGTGATAGCCGCGGTGGTCGAGGGACGAGCAGCGCTGATATTTACGACGTTGTTTCGGGATACCCACCACATGCCACCAACCGACGCGCAGGCCGCGTCGATATGCTTCGCTAGATTGGTTTCCCAAACCGAAGGGCACATATCGATGTAGGAAGATGACGGCGTGGAATATGCAACATCGGGCGCGCTTCGCATGAGGCGCTCGATGCGCCTAACCCACGGCTCAGGAGTATTAGATGCATCCACGCGCGCACCGTGACGCGTGATCTGTGCGAGGC